TGAGTTACTGCGCTACTCCATCTCTGTGGAGGTTCAACACCCAGCGTGCCGTCGAACACGCTGCAGCTACATCAATTAATTGTAAATATACATAACTTGTTTATTATGTCCTCATTTCTCATCGTTTTAGTCCCGGAGGGTGGGTGGTTAATCCACACAGGGCTCTATCTCAACCGAATTATTGGAATGACGATCATCTCTCAGGCATCCACCTGGATTGTTGCTATTTGCTGCTGCGAGAAGCTTAAATATATGTACGTGTATGTCCTAGTTGTACTGGTGGTCTTGTTTCCACACGGAACTACTGTGTAACAGATTGGGCTTAGCGTGTTTTTAAAATGTGGTCACGAACCACAGACACCCTCTGCAATACACTAGAACAAGCCTAAAATCGGTAACCACAGAATACTACCTCCAACTCAGCTGTGAGTAGAGCGACTAGTAATCCTGTTGGATTCGCATTCTGGATGTACACTTGCGTGACACCCATCTGTGATGCTGACGTGGATGATCCATCTCCCACCGACGCCCTCCAATCATTGTAATAGTCGGTAGGGTGCACGACGAACGAACTTGGGTTGACAACGTTGCCATAAGCCAGATGCTGAGTGTTGGACACGTCAGCAACACTGGTTGGCGGCAACGAGGATGTCGATGACGTCGCCTCATAGTTGGCGATGTGGAACCCTCCTTCAGTCGTCGACGTGGTCTGGGTGACCCCGAACTTGATTCTCTTAATCAGGAAACGGGAGTACAATGTCGCCATGTTGTTGAATCCTGGACAAAAGTCATTCATATACAACACAGACCCAGATGACGTACCTGATCCGTACACTAGAGTCACAGCACTGAGGAATTCAGCAGTGTTGCGGACATCAAGAGTGAACTTGAAATTGGCGGGGACCACATCATTTGTGGGCAATGGGTACCGCGCAGGCAACCCGAAGCGGCTTTGTAGGGAGCCTATCTGGTTCATACCAGTCCCTCCGACCCTGAGTCCATTCATCGACGTGTCTGTGCCCCGACGTGGCTTACGACTTTTCTTTTTATATTGGTTTTTATTCTTACCAGCCATTTTACAAATCTACTACCAATTCAATTTGTCATTTACAGGCTTAGAAGGGAGCTGTGCCAACCGTGGCCACTTCCCGCGCCTCCACTCGGCAACGGAACGACCATTGTTGGTAGTATTCCTCGAGCGCTACTTGCTCATCAGGGGTGACTCCGAAGGCGACGTAAAATGAGTAGCGGGCGTCTTCACTAATATGCCCCTCCTTAGCAAACAAGCCGCGGGCCATGTGGGTCATTCCGCACTCCCACCCCACACTGTCTGCCAGGTTACTTTTCTCACCGTGACGGATATAGGCCTTATACATCTCCTGGAATACTGGGATTCCAGAGGTTAGGCTCAACCCGCACTCGCCGACGGCCCCCAGCCACTTTGCTGCGGCTGAGGGGCTCGATATGTCAAACAAGCACATTGTGTCTTTTTCACGCGCCTTATCAAAATTGCGACACATGATGAGCCCGTTGGCTCCAAACACTGGCTTGCATTGGCAAAACTCAATCTGGTGTAGCTCGTACACCGGGTCCTCCTTGGTCATGACAAACCCCATGTCCTCAAACCAATCATCCAACCCCTCACCAAACTTAGACAAATCGCGTGCTTCCATAAACACAACGCAATCGTCACCATTGTTGGCTAAATCGAGTTTCACTCCCCTTTCCTGTCCATACGCGTGTATCATGGCGCACATTATCAAGCAGTTTCCAAGAGCGGTGTTCATGTCACCGCTGAATCTCTTTCCTTCTACACTATACTTGATTGTGCCGTCGTCACACCGACCAAACCCTACATTGTGGATTTGCCATTTGAGCAATCGCCGCAGTTCCGGCGAATGGAACATTGCATTGTATATGCTGTGTTCCCACGCAAGCATC